ACCATTTATCATGGGAGCTGTTCCTGGCATTCCACAAAATACAGCGGTTTCCTCAAAAGGCTTCAACGATCCTAATGGGATGTATCCAATAACAGCAGACGAAGTAGATACAAATATACTTGCCAGGACAGCGTTTGAAGCAAAAACCCACAAAATGATGGCCTATAAACTAGCGGGGCAAACAAAAAATGTTCCCACCGCTAAACGGTATAAGACTACAAGTGTAGCAGCAGATGGAGCTAGTAGCCTTTATGATGAGAACACTTGGTCTGAACCTGCTCCGCGAGATGCCATAGCGCGTTCCCTCTATCCCCTAAACCATGTCTTTGAATCTGAGGCTGGGCATGTCCAGGAATGTGACACAACGCCTGGCGCTAGACGGTGGCACCAATATCATCCCGCCGGAACATACCAAGAAATCCAGGATGATGGAAGCCGTATTACAAAAGTAGTCGGCAGTGATTATGAAATCACGATCAACGATAAACATGTCCTTATTAAGGGAGCTTGCAATATTACCGTTGCGGGAAATGCTAGGGTCCGTGTTGATGGCGATTTTATACAAGAAGTCCTGGGTAACTATTACCTCATGGTCCATGGCAGCCGGTATACAAAAGTTATGGGCAATGATACTAAAGAAGTCATTTCTTCCCAAAGCACCCAAACCAATGGCGACGTGCAGCACCGTATCAGTGGCGATATGGGAATTACGATTGGTAAAAACCTTGATTTACAAATCAATAAAAACCTGTCACAAGTTGTAGGGGTAAATATCACCTCCTTCAACCAGGGAAATACTATTTGGAATACTGCACTCAGCACTATGTTTGTCTCCATGCAAAATATGAATATTGGCGCAGGGCGCGCTTGCGCCATTTCAGCTGGCACCACCCTCAAATTGCGAAACTTGACACACATTGAAACTAATGGTAATGGTGGGGATGTTAATTTCACAACAACCGCTGGAAATTTTAATGTCACAACAAGCGCTGGAAATTTTAATATCACTGCGTCCGGTGAAGTAAAGATTGTCGGCAGCACAGTGAGCTTGAATCCATAATGCCAGGTGTAAGTAGAAAAACGACCGACACAGCAGGAGGCACAATCACAGGCGGAAGCAGCACTGTCCTTGTCAATGGCCAGGGTGTAGTCCGGCTTGGGGATACGGTACAAAGCCACGGAATTGGAGCCCATGCTGGTGCGACTATGACTGGCGCCAGTGGAACAGTTAAAGTAAATAGTATCCGTGTAGTCCGTGCTGGTGATGCTGCATCATGCGGGCATACGGCAACTGGTAGCAGTAACGTCTTAGCAGGTGGCTAATGCCAGATTTAAGTGGGCTCGACTTTAGCAAAGTCTCAACAGAATCAAATTGCGGTGCCAATAAAGCTAAAAGCCTTATCTCAAGTAAGCTTAAAGAGCTTAAAACTTCTGTCCTAGCAATGATGGGAGATGGGCCCGGGTTCTTCACAACCGGTGAAACCCTTGCGAATGACCTTAAAGGCCAATATAATACCTTGCAGGATTCATTTTCGAATGGTATCGGAGAGGTTAAAAAAATTGCATCTAGCTTGCAAACTGACTTAGGTAATGTTATATTAAAGATCAAGCAGGGCGCGACGAGCGCTGCTGATACGTCCCTAAATGAATTGAAAAAAAAATTTCCTTCTTTCGATATGAGTGGCTTTTTATCATCAGCAAAGGGCGGATCATTTAGCCTTTGTGATACACCAGAAGCAGTTATTTATGAGGGAGAGACTGCCCCAACGTCTATCGCTTCTGCACTTACACCACCAAACAAAGATGCGAATACTAAAGTTAGCGCACCAGCAACACTTCCAGATAATCCAACCCTTCCTAAGCCAGATATATGGAGTGGCGGGGCTGAAGCCGATGAATTCGGAGCGGTAACGGTTGCAGCTAATGAAAAGGCTCGGACGGGTACGCTTACGTCTTTTTGAGGATGTTTAAGGACAGTGGATTAGCATAAATAAACTACATGCCGTCTGGAGCAGTCAAAACAGTATTTTATAGCGATTTTGACTTTCGGTTTTTACCACATCCTAAAACCGGCGCATTAACTATTGTGAAAAATGCAGAAGCGGTAACCCAAGCTGTTAAACTTTTGGTGTTGACGCAACTCCAAGAAAGGCCATTCCGCCCCTTTGTTGGATCAACGGTGAGAGGTAGTTTGTTTGAAAATTTTTCTTCTATTACCAAAGATAAACTCGAACAAGGAGTCAAACGGGCTATCGAAAATATTGAACCCAGGGCCGTCCTCTTAGACGTTAAAGCTGTACAAGATATTGATTCAAATGCGCTCTATGTAACAATCGTATACCGTCCGGTTAACGCAACAAAGCCAATTGAAATTACTTTCTCATTAGACAAGTTGAGGTAACATGGCAGCTAATTCAGCCCTCACAGTCACGGGCTTGACATTCACTGAAATCCGCAGTAAGTTACGGAACTTTCTTTCAGTCCAGACAGAACTCAAGGATTTTGATTGGAATAGCTCAGCCATTGGCGTATTACTTGACCTCTTGGCGTATAACACATACCTCAATGCGTTTTATGCTAATATGTCAACTAATGAAGCTTTCCTTGACACAGCCCAACGGTATGATAGCGTTGTAAGCAGAGCCAAAGCGTTAGGGTACAGGCCTATTTCAGCCAAAGGAGCCGTGGCCAATGTTAAAATCATCTTCAGTACCGCAGCGAATTCAACCGTCAGGACATTAACCGTTGCGGCAGGCACCAAGTTTACTAGCCAAATCAATGGCACGTCCTATACGTTTGTAACACCAACCTCACAAACAATTTTAGCCAATAGTACGAATGGATTCCTGGGATACCTCAAGCTCCAAGAAGGAGAACCACTTATACACAGGTGGACGTATAGCACCGCTAATACCAGCTTTACGATCCCGAATGCGAACACAGATATCTCCAGCATTGCCATAGCAGTCACCACTAATGGCAATACGGTTAATTACATTGAAGCTACAGATATTTTTACAGTGAACTCATCATCACGGGTTTTTTATATTGAAGCAGACCAGAAATCAAAATACCTAATCCGTTTTGGTGACGGCGTCCTTGGTGAAAGGCCAGTCGTAGGATCAACGGTTGCAGTTGCGTACCGTGTCTGTAATGCTGCAAAACCAAATGGCGCCAATACATTTACCGCTGTATCAACTGTAGCCGGGCAATCATCATTTACACTTACGACTATGGAACGCGCAGACAGTGGAACAGAACAAGAGCCAATTAACTCGATACGGTTTAACGCGCCACGTGCGTACGAATCACAAAACCGTGCAGTTACAACTAATGATTATGTCCGTAGGTTACTCCAATTAAATCCGGATTTAGCTGCGGTATCAGTATGGGGCGGCGAAGATAATGTACCAGCCATTTATGGTAAAGTGTACATAGCCGTAAAGCCTACAACTGGATCGACTGTTTCAGAAGCCAGAAAAACTATCCTCAAAAACCAACTCAAACGGTACAACGTACAAACAATAGGGATTGAATTTGTTGATGCGACATACCTCTACCTACAACCAAATGTGACGATCCACTACGATCCAAACCGGACAACACTATTGGCTAGTGATATTGCTACTGCTGCGGGTAAAAAAATTGCGATATATGAAAGCACCGTCCTCAATAGGTTTGGTGGTAAATTTAAAGGCTCCCGGTTCTTAGAGCAGGTTGACTTAGCTAACCAAGCTATCACTGGTTCTGCAATGGACCTTTGGCTACAAAAACTTTTTGTCCCGAGCCTCCTACAAAAAACATCCTACACAATTAAATTCAACCATCCGTTAAACCATCCTGGACCAGGATTCCTCTATGCGATAGCATCATCATCGTTTACCTACCTCGATAAGAAAGCATACTTCGATGATGATGGATACGGAAATGTTAGGATTTACTATATTGGTTCAACTGGAACGAGGACGTACTTGACAACAACAGCCGGCACCGTTGATTATGATTTAGGAACTATTGTGTTATCAGATTTTTTGCCAACGGCATTCAGCGGGTCCGAATTAGCCATCCATGCATTACCAGCTCCAGCCCACTTTTCAGTCATGCCTGTGCGGAACCAAATCATCTTACTACGCAATGCCAGGGTAAGTGTAGTTAATGAAATTTCTGGTGTGTATGAGATCATCAACCAATATGTTTCAGTCCTCGGCGATACGACAACCGTCCTCAGCCCAAGTTATTCAACCACGATTACCATTTAATGGACGCAACCTACCAAAAAATCTCATCGCTTATTAAAAGCCAATTCCCTGAATTCATCAGGGACGAAGGCCCAAATTTTGTTGCCTTCTTAAAACACTATTACGAACACCAAGAACAAAGCGGAGAAGCTGGCGCAGCTATGCGGCAACTAGCTGATAACCAAGACATTGACCTTTGCGCTGATGCCCTCCTCGAATACTTCCGCAGGGAACTGATGCTGAATATCCCTGCGTCTTCCCTAGCCGACAAACGGCTCGTGGCTAAACATATCCGTGACTTCTACCGGGCCCGCGGTAGTGCCGATGCGTACAGGTTTTTATTCCGTATCCTCTATGGGAAAGAAGTCAATTTTTACTATCCGGGTGAGGATATCCTCAGGTGTTCAGATGGCCGGTGGACTATCGAAACAATAATGCGTGTCGGCATACCGATTGTTGGCCAAGTATCTAAAATGGAAGGCCGGTTTATCACAGGTAAAACTTCTGGAGCTAGGGGCCGCATTGAAACAATCACAGGCCAAATTATTTCTGGCTTAGCACTCCATGAATTTACCCTTTCATCCGTCAATGGTACGTTTATAGATGGTGAAATTGTTACTGATAATGAAGGTAACAGCGCTACGATCAATAACATCGTGGGCCCCCTCAGTAACATAGCTATCCAACGGGGCGGAGCCTTCCACCGCAACGCCGATACATTAGAAATTACTGGAGCTGGCAGCACGGTAGCAAATGGAAACGTTACAGCAACCACTGATATGATGGCTGCAACATTCCGCATTGTCAAAGGTGGGCGTGGCTACCGCACAACACCTTACCCGTCAATTACCATTGGTTCTTCTAGTGGCAAGGGTGCGTCATTTACAATTAGCGGCCTGGCTAATACAGAAAACATATACCTCAATAGTGACATTATTAATCCTATGCGTAATGTCATCCTCTCAACAGGTCCAACATTTGTTTCGGCAGGTGCAAATACTTCGACCATAAGCGCCAACTTGGCTTCAGCCAATATTTCCTCTGTCCTTTCCGCTGCATTTGCCCTCACCGCCGTAACTGTAGGAAAAATTGTTGAAATTACCCTTATTGATCCTGGAAGTGGTTATAACCGGAATATAGCTAATGGATTGCCTACAATTACAGTGACAGACCAAGATATTGCAGACCTTATGTTGCCAGATGGAGTCGGAGGCATTAAAGGCAAAGGAGCTATTATTGTCGCCAATAATGCGCCAGGCGCATTAACAGGGCTCGCTGTCAACAACCGCGGTAATGATTATAACCGGAATATAGTCGCAACAATACGGAACAAATCTCTTGGAGCGGGCTACGTTTATGATAGCAGCACAGATGCACAAACAGGGCAAATTGTCAAAACCAAACGGCAAGCTTCCTATGCTGCGAACGGAACACCACAACCAATTGGCGTCATCCAGGGAGTTGGACGGTACACTGGTACCCCAGGATTCTTATCATGGAACAATAAACTCCAAGACAATTATTATTACCAGCAATTCTCTTACGTCCTCATGTCGCCAGTTTTAATTGACACATACCGGGCCGCTGTCAAGCAACTCCTCCATCCGGCTGGCACAAAGCTGTTTAGCATCCTCCTCATGGGAAACGCTATCAATGTTGACACGGCTGCTTCGACCGACACATTCACCGTTAAAATTACCTCTACTGTAAATTTCCCAACCATTACAGCAGATGCAATTATCGTACAATCTAATAACAGCCAAGAACCTATTGATACCAGTGACCTCGAACTCACTATCGGCGCGAATACTGATTTGGTTAAACTGTGGGGCCGCGCAACTGGAACGATTAATATTTCCGACTTCGCACTCATTTCGAGCCGGAGCTCACAGACAGTTGGCGCGTGGGCTCCGCTTCCAATCCAATACTTTATGCAACCGAATACGATTCTGTACGGCACTGGCACACAGTTTAGCACCCAATTGGCCGTGGCCCAGACGATAATTATCCAAGCCCTGAGCGAGTCAACAGCAAATGGCCTCTATACTATCCAGACAATCGCATCCAACACCGCTGCCGAATTTGCCGCGCCATACGCAGGCAACCAATTGGCTAACGGTTATGTTTATAGGTAATTTCAACCGGTAATTGTGCTAAATATACGCTGAATAGGAGCCCCATGCCAGCAACGATTACAACACGCCTCCGCCAACATCTAGCTGACCAGTTATTTGAATCTTTTGGTGAAGCATCACCAAGCCGCCTGTACGTCACACTTGGCCGCCCAGTCAGTTGGCCAGACGAAGGCAATCCTCCAACACCAACTGATACTGTACAAAACACCTTTGATCCGTGGCGTGATATGATTGGTATGAAGCGTATCCAAGATTCCGACAAATCGTTTGTTATAACGCGCCGGAATTGGACCAATAATACTGTCTATACGCAATATACTGATACTAATACCTCATTGCCAACAGCGTCCTTCTATGTAATGACATCCAATTCTAATGTGTATAAGTGCATTGATAATAACCGCAACGCAGCCAGCACAATCAGCCCGACTGGTACCAGCACCTTAATTACCACGACCGCAGACGGATACCG